GCCGCCCCCGCCCTGCCCCTGGTCGGTACCCCGCTCGCCCAGCCAGTCTTTCAGCCGCTCCATCCAATCCCGCGCCACTTTCTCGTCCTCACGAAACAGCGAGCGGGGAATGCCGATGCCCAAGTCGCAAAACACAACATGCAGCTCGCCCTTGTCTTCACGCGAAAACAGCCACCATTTGCGCAAATGCGGCGGCAGGGCATGATCCGCATAGGCGTGGTGGCAACAGTTGGTCATCGCCTCGGAAACGCCCTTATACACGGATTTGGAAAGTTCGGGCGTAATCCTGCCTTCAAAACTGCCGAACACATTCTGCGCTTCCGAAGCATCCACATTATTGCCCGAAGCCTTATACCAATGCCGAACCGACGGATGAAGCGGCTTTTTCTGCGGCCGGTGGCCGCCCAGTATGCGGGCGATACCGACGTGCTGCAACACCTGCGCCGCCACGGCGTCGGACGGCGGCCGCATGGAAAAAGACACCTTCGGATAAAGCAGGCGCATTTGTTCCAAATTGGCCAAAAAATACAAAGTGCCGTCGGCAGCCATTTTTTCGGTATGGGAAAATTTTATTTCTACCCTGCCGAAGCCCGGCAAAACGGCCTGACGCAGTTTGCGGACAAACTCCACCAGCCGCGCGGCATCTTTGCCGGACAGGCTGAAACACTCCGGAGCGGACAACCTGACCAGCCGTCCGCCGTATTGCCCGAGCTGCCGCTTGCGGCGCATACGCAAAAGCCGCCTGTGCCGGTCGCAGCAAAGGCGGTAGTATGCCAGGCGGCGCAGTCGGAGGCGGTATCTGTCTGTCGGTTTTTTCATGCCTAACCCACGCGCGAAATCCGGGTGTGGCACGCGCCCAAAATATCGAAATCACCGGCCAGCTCGGCAGGGGTGATTTGTTCGGTCTGATAAATCGGATTGTCGGAGCTGATGCGCAAATCGCCGTTGGCCAGCCATTGCAGGCGCTTGACGCGCAGGGCGTTGCCCATGCGCACGACAAACACGCCGTCGCCGTTGCGTTTGGCATGGTTGACTAGCACGATGTCGCCGCTGGTCAGCGAAGGGATCATGCTGTCGCCGTTGACGGGCAGACAGGCCAAATCGCGGATATACAGGCCTTCGGCGGCCAGCCAGCTTTGCGAAAACGGTATCAGCTGAATAATGTTCTCGCCGTATACCTCGATGCCGTTGCCCGCGCCGACCTCGGCGTCAAACAGCGGTACAAAAGCAACATCGGGAAAGGGCGAGCGGTTTTCTTCCAGAGCCGCCCACACTTCCTCCATCACCGATTTCTTACGTTCCGGGGCGGCGCTGCCGCCCTTCATCTCCCCTTTGCCCAGAATCAGCCAGTCGAGCGAAACCCCCGTCCGTTCGGCAATTTTGATGCACTGCTCGAGCGGGACGGTCTCACGTTTCCGATAACCAGCAACAACTGGCGTACTGATTTCTAAAAATCTAGCTAGGTCAGCATCGGAGGTAGCTTGAACGGCTTGCTTTGCCCTATCAACGATGTTCACAAAAAAATTACCTTTTAAAACAGGTTTTAATAGCTTTTAGTTAGGAAAACTAGCAAAAAGTTATTGAAACGATAGCTATTAGGTAATAATATGTGCATCACCACAACGCAACTAATAGTACCTAATAGCATGAAAGGCAATTCTACAATGAATTATCCAAAAGTCAACGTGAGTCGGTCTGAGCGGTCTCAGTCAATCACAATTCAGGCCGTAATCCAAACGCCACAAGATATGGACGCCATCAAACAGGCCGCTGAATGTTCTGGTATGTCCGTATCGTCTTTTACCCGTTTTCATGTTCTTGCCGCTGCCCGAAAGGTAGTGTCCGAGCATGTGGCCGCATCCTAGCCCCATTCAGGCTATCTGAACACCAAGATAGAGAGGGGTAATCCATGAATCAATCTGTCAATCAGGCCGTCCGCGAGATGGCGAAGTCGGTCAGCGGTGGTCATGCCGCTGTGGCGGCGGTGCATCATCCGCGCCGCCTACGCAATGCAGCTTTGCAGGCGGCGTTGGATTTGATCCGCAAAATAGGGGCGGAATTTAGCTGCTCCGATTTGGCGGATAAATCAGCTCAACACCCGCCATATGCGCCTCAAGCTCAATCAGGGCTTCGGAAGCCATGTACCGGGTATGTTCCGTGTCCGCCCTTTCCAGAGCGATCAGCAGCAGGCCGCGCAGCTGTTCCAAGCCTTTTGGCTGCTGCCGCAGGACAACCAGTGCGGATTCAAGCAGCAGCGCTTGGATATGGTAGTGGTCCAGTGTGTCGAGCAGTCGGTTTTCGTCGTTCAGAATATCGGCAATTTCTTGCTGCAAGGGATGGTGCATATGTGTCTCCATGGTCGGTTTGGCCTGCCAATGTAGCGCAGGCGCAGGAAAGGGGCAATCCGTGAATCAATCTGTCAATCAGGCCATCCGTGAGATGGCGAAGTCGGTCAGCGGCGGCCATGCGGCAGTCGCGGCGGTGCTGGGCTATACCAAGCCCGCGCTGGAAAACCGTTTGTACGAAGTCAAAGGCCAGCGCATCGGCATTGACGAGGCGATGCTGATCCAGCGTATCAGCGGCCGCACGGATTTTGCCGAGGCAGTAGCCTCGGAAAGCGGCGGGGTGTTTGTGGCGCTGCCGGAAGAGGCGAACTGCGCCGCGCTGGCCGAGGAGGAAATCAGCATGCGTTTCCTGAATGTGATGGAACACGGCGGGGAGATGGTGCGCAAGTGGCGCGAGTCCACCGCCGACGGCGAGGTGACGGAGGCCGAACTGTCGGCGCTGCTGGCGGTGTTCCGCCGCTGCGTGGCCGAGCAGGCGGCGGTTATCGAGCTGACACGTCGTTATTTCTGCCGCGAAGACGGGGCATGCGATGCCGGTTAAAAACCGCAATAAAAACGCGGCCGGACGTTTCCGCGTGGCGGTGCACTGCCCCTACTGCGGCAGCGGATGAGCCTGTGCCGGAAATGGAGGATGAGCGGTGAAAAACAGTTTGACCGATTTGAACAACCATCTGTTCGCCCAGTTGGAGCGGCTGAACGACGAAGACTTAGACGGTGAGGCGCTGGAAAAGGAAATCGCCCGCTCGAAAGCCATCGGCGATATGGCGGGAAAGATTATCGACAACGCCCGCGTGGTGCTGGAAGGCGAGAAGCTGCGGGCGGAATACGGCGGGCGCAATTTCTCGTTGCCGAAGATGTTGGAGGCGAAAAATGGCTAAGGGTGTGGATATTCCTTACAGCGCGGCAGAGCGGGAATTTTTGTCGGCCAACCGCGCCATGCCGCGCAGGGAGTTGACGGCCGCGTTTAACGGGCGTTTCGGCCGCAGCGTTTCCGTGAACAATATCTCAGCCATGTGCAAGCGCAACGGCTGGACGACAGGCCGCAGCGGCCGCTTCGAGCGGGGCGGCGTCCCGTTCAACAAGGGGACAAAGGGGCTGATGAAATCGAACAAAACCAGCTTCCGCAATGGACAGATGCCGCACAACACCGTGGCGGTGGGGACGGCAGTCGTGACAAAGGGCTGGGTGAAAGTGAAGGTGGCCGAGCCGGATGTGTGGCGCAACCAATCGGAGCTGGTTTGGGAGGCGGCGGGCAGGACGTTGGAAAAGGATTTTTTGCTGATACATCTGGACGGCGACTTTACCAACAACGCTTTGGAAAACCTGTATCCCGTGCGCCGCGCCGATTTGCTGAAGCTGAACCGCAAAGGCTTTTCCGCCGCGCCGCAGGAGGTACGCATAAGCATGGTGGCCGCCGCGCGGCTGGATACGGAAGCAAGGAGGCGGCAGAGGCCGGCTGAAAAACAAGGAAAGCAGATATGAAATACAACATCTACAACTACGAAGAGCAGGAAGAAGGTGTTTTGCTCGGCTGTATCGAAACCGACCTGAAAGGCCGCGCCACGCTGCACCTGGGCGGCGACGGCAAAGGGGCAAAGCGGGACTATGATGGGCTACGACATCGAGGGGGCGATCGAAGAGGTGTGCCGCAGCAATGAATCGAAGTTTGAGAACGGCCGCCTGGTGTTTGATGCGGACGGCAAAATTGCCAAGGGGCGGAACTACGTCGCGCCCGATTTGCGGCGTTTTACCC